TCAGGCCGCTCACGTTCCCGATCAGGCCGTTCACGTTCCCGCGCAGGTTGCTCACGTTCCCGCGCAGGTTGCTCACGTTCCCGATCAGGCCGCTCACGTCTCCGCGCAGGTTGCTCACGTTCCCGATCAGGCCGGTCACGTCCCCGATCAGGCCGCTCACGTCTCCGCGTAGGCTGCCGTCTTTTACTGCTTGTTCAATCGTTTTCATGGCCATAGTTCCTTTTAAGTGAAAATGCGGTAGAGATAGGACGCGGCGAAGGCCGCGCCTACAAGTGCCAAGCCAACTACCATCCCGGCCGCGCGCCGGCGCATGGCGCCGCGGGCGGTGAGCGTATAACCGGTGAGCATGGCGGACAGGATGAATACCGCGAGTAGGGTTTTCATCGCGTGTCACCCTTGCGCCATTGAATGCGCCGCAGGACGCGTGGCTCATAGCCGATGCTCCGCAGATGGTAGGTCATTACAGCCACTTATGGCGCAGTGCGTAGCCGCCGTCATTGTCCCATCCGCTCATGCTGCCATTGCGCCCGCGCGCGGGTTTAGTGATTACGCCTTTACCGCCGCAATGCTTGCACGGGCGTCCTAGGCCGTCATGGCCGGGGCGGTCTTGGCATTTACCGCAGGGTTTAGTCTCCACGACGGCGAAGCCGTCAGGGAACAGCGTGCGCGACAGGGAGTATATGAGATGGAAACCCATGTCCATGCCGCATCCGCCGACGATAACGCCGTCACGCTTGCCAAGCCGCTCCCCTAAGAGCACGGCAACGGCATGGTTAGGGTGCAAGTCTATACCGTCCTTCAGGATCACAACGCTTATTTCCCGTTGCATACCGCTGCGCGAGACGTTGCGAAGGATGGTATACACGGTATCGCCCGGCTTGAGCCAGCCGCGCAAGCGCGCGAGAGCTTCGGCTTTTTCTTGTTTGGAATATTTCATGATTTTCTCCTGTCAACTATGGCTTCAGCGCGCAGCATGTCTCCTGCGCGATTGCTTGCGACGTAGCTTTGTCCCCGCTTCAAGAAACATAGCGCGTGTTTGCGGTTCCCGCAACTAAGCGCCGCTATTGCCCCGGCGCACGCATCAAGCGTATTAGGCGTGAAGTACACGGGGCGCTCTGTGCCGTCGCGGGCTCTTGCTGTGATGGTGTAGATCATGACAGCCCCAACGCGCGCGCCATCGCTCGCAACTCGCTGTACTTGATCGTATGGCAGCCAGCGGTCAACGTACCGTCGACGTCTATCCGGTCAATACGGAAGTCTCCCGCGTGCTCGCTATGCCCGTTATGCTGGTACGGCTCGCCGCGCGCAATGACCTTTTGCACGACACCCCATATACGCGGTGCATGAGATAGCGGGATGCTGGCGCCTAGGGATGTTTCGATCTCGTCACCGTTGACGCGCAGCATGACGGCACCGCGCCGCATGTCAGCGTAACCGTGCGCGGTATTGAATGCGCCGAACAGGCGCCAATCTGAGCGAACGGCGCCGATGCGATAGAAGGCGCCGCGATCTAGCGCCGCGCGCTGTTCCTGCATGTACTCGTCACGTTCACGTAAACGCTCTTGACGTTTAGCCCGATCTCGCTCGCGTTTGCCCAAGCTGGCCGGATCCGGGTGCTCGATCCTGCGCGCCCTTTCGTGGTGCGCAGCGAAAGACAGTAAAGCGGGCAGCTTGCGCCGGATGCCGAAAAACATCAGGTAATCGGCCATATCCTTGTGCATCTGCGCGGCCGCGTCTGCGCGCCAGGTTACAGCGCTCTCTGTCATGGCGCGGTCGGCCTCTTTATGCAAGTGAGACATTGCGTCCTGAAGATACTTCAAGTTTTGACTGTGTGCGTTTTTATCCATCTTGCCGCCGTACGTGCCTTCAACAAACGGCACAGCGATTGACGGAAGATGACGCACGGCCTGATTGACCTGCCGCTGATGGCGCGACGTTGTGACGCTGGCGCGGTCACTGTTTGTCAGTACCAGCGTTCCGAGGTTGCCGGACTTGATATCCGGCACCCCGCGCTTACAATAGATTCGCGCCAAGGGCCAGGAGTCCCGATAGCTGTAGATCGTCGGCCCCTTAAAGTAGAGATTACCTTGCGCGTTGCGCGCCGCTTCCTGGGTTTGATGCGCCCATTTGTGCGGGATTTCGCTTGTCGGATAGACCTGACGGCGCGTGGTGGCTGCCTTATAGTGCAGCGGGTTCTGCTTGCCGATGCTACGGGCGCTGTACTGTCCATAACCCATTTTCGATTCTCCTATGCTCCTGAAGTTTTCGCGGCGCCGGGATTGGCGCAGCTCTCAACCGTGATACATGAACAGGGAATTCGAGAGAAGGCGCGCGCAGCGGGACACTAAGCATGTGCAGGTAATGAAAGGGCCGTAGACTGGATCAATACATTCCTGCTCATGCTGGTGTCCGCACTCAGGACATTTCCAGCGAATGTATCGTGAGGGGTTCATCTTGTTCAGTCTCCTATCGGTTGCCGGGTTCCAGCCCGGAGTGCGAGGGCGCACTGGACAGGACGTTGACACATAGCGTGCGCTGCGTTGCTATTTCATGCGCTTGCACATCCGTGTATCCGGCCGTTTTCGCTGCCTTGTAGCGCTCGTGCCAAGCTAGATACTCGGTATGCTCGCGCTTGTCTGCATCAGTAAGATACTGCTCAAGGCCAGCGATGCTGCCGGAAGCTTGCGCCATATGGCGAGCGCAAGCGCGTAGCGTTTCCTTCTGGTCGCTGTCACGCCCTGACGTGTTGCCGAAGATCGAGCCCGACTTGGTATCCGCCCAAATGATCTTGTAGCAATACCCGGACGGCTCGCGCCAGACGAGGCCCATCAAGTCGCCTTGGCGCAGCATGTGCGGGGAGTAGTAACCGTCTAAGACGGCCTCGATCTTGCGCGCCGCATCTTGCTTGGCAAGTTTGACAGTCGCGCCTTCGCCGGCCATCCCGCAGTATGTAAGCTGTATCTTCGTTGCCATGTGATGCCCCTATTCAGGTTAGGCGCCGTTCCAGCAGGCGCATGAGCCAACAATAACGCGCGCCGTACCAAATAACTCTTGACCGCGGTCAAGATTTCAAAATTATTATTTGTGGTCCTTCGCACGCTCGCGCTCCTCCTGTCGAAATCTCGACACTGTCGAGATTTCGACAGTGTCGAGATTTCGACACTTTGCTGTCAGGAACCTGACACATTCCGTGTCGTCCCGCACTGCAGCAACAGCGTCAACTGATAGCCTGACAGTAGACACGCTGCTCTAAAGCCTTGAGGCAAAAGGCAAAATCAGGATTTGAGAATTGAGGATTCGGAACTCGGCGCGAGCGTGCCGAGTGCTAGCTGCAACGAGCGCCAGGTCCTACGCTGCTAGCTCCGCGCCGGCGCCGCGCCAGCGCCGCGCTGCGCCAGCCGCGCGTCGGGGGGTGGGGGGCGGGGGTGCTGCGCTCGCGGCTACTTTGCGGGACCCGCGTTTGTACTCTGGAAGAATTATTTCGGAATTAAATTCTGGCGGCGTATCCGATAATTAACTCGGCCGGCTGGAGAAAATAATTATTTCGGACCCCGGGGCGACGCGCGTGCAGCACGGTTTTGCTGCCGACCGTCGCAAGAGTCTGCTGCGCGCCCACGCCGCTCGTCGGCCGGATTTGACAATCTGGTAAACTGGTGTTAATAGGGCCCGAGAACGTGCGGCCCTCAAACATCCGGGGGCGACGTGGGGCGATCGAATCTTTTGCTGGCGTCAGGGCGCAGCCGTGCCAAGAAGCTGTTCCTGCCCGGGCGCAGCGAATGGGACGGTGAGCTCGTCACCGTAGACATCAACCCGGACGCCGGCGTCGACGTCATCCACGACTGCGGCCAGCGACCGCTGCCCTTCGCCGACGAGACCTTCGACGAGATCCACGCCTACGACTGCCTGGAGCATTGGGGCGCGCAGGGCGACTGGCGCGCGTGGTTCGACGAGATGGCGGAATACCATCGCCTCTTGAAACCCGGCGGCGAGTTCGCAGCGGTCGTGCCCGTCGGCGCCGACCACTTCGCCGACCCGGGTCACACGCGGTTCTTCGGCCTCAACCACTTTCTCTTTCTGAACCAAGCCTGGTACGCGGAGCAAGAAGCCAAGGGCACGTCCGCCGCCGACTACCGTTGGTACTGGAAGCTCAACTTTGACGTCGTGCGCGCCGACTTTGCCGGCGCGCCCGCGCATCATCTCGGCGTTCTCCTGCGCAAACCTTTAGCTTGATCGTGCCAGAATTCAGCACGACGGCCGCGCCCGCCGTTCCGGCGCAAGCGCCGCTCATACCTGAGCAGCGCCAGTGCGTGAAGTGCGGCGACACGAAGGCGATGACCCCGGAGACGTGGGTCTACAAGATCAACAAGCAGAAGGTGTATCAAGCGCACGGCCAGTCGTGCCTGGCTTGCGAGAAGAAGCGCAAGGCCGCATACGACGCGCGGCGCAAGCTGATCGAGGCCGGGCTTCTCCCTGCGCCCACCGAACCCGCGAAAGCGGGATCCCCGGAGGATAAGCGCAAGGAACTGAAGACCGCGGCGAAGCTCGATGTGGCACGTGCCCTGAAGGCTGGCAGTCAGGTGCTGAACGACCTGGCCGCGAGCGCGCTGGCACGACTGGCCGAGTATGTCGAAGACCCGGATCACGAACTGCACTCGTGGGCGCTCGAATTCACGCTGCAGCGCGTCCTCCCCCGGAAGCTGTATGAGGAGCTCGGTGGCGAAGCCGCGGGTGTCGGCGCGCTGCGCGATGCGCGGCCGCAGTTCATCGTCAACGTGCTACCCGCAGTTCCGGCGGCGCCCGTCGGCCCGGTGCATGAGGGCGAGTTCACTGACGTCACACCACAACTGAAAGTGCTACCCGCCTAAATGGGCGCCACCGCCTACCACGAGCTCACGGCGACCACGCCGGACGATCCTGCCGCAGAGATCCAGCCGAAACACTGGAACTCGGCGCACATCATCATGGTTGCGCTCGTGTCGGCGGCGGAGATTAGTGGTGCCTTCAGCAACGCCAACGGGATCAGCTTCGGGGACAGCGCGGGCAAGCTGACGGCAAGCTACACGGTGCCGACGCAGAGCGTGCAGACGCAGGCGTCAGGGAACATCGCGGGCGCCGGGTTCACGTCGACGACTACCGCTGGCGTCGATGTTAAGGGTACGCACAACAGCGCCGGGCTTTCCCTTGGCGTCCCGGCCTACATCACGACCTACGCCGCGCAGACGGTGCAGACCCAAGCCTCGGGGAACATTCCGCGATCGGGTTTCACCACCACGACGATCGCAGGCAGCGTCGTCGCCGGCACGCATAACACTGACGGGCTGCTGCTTGCTGTGCCGGCGTATCTCACGGCGGCGGCTGGCGGTGGCGACGGCTTCAACCGCCTCGCCGCCGGCACGCAGACTGCAGGTACGAACACAACCGTCGTGTTCGCCGACTCGAACGGCATCACGTTCGGGATGTCTGGTTCGACGCAGATCACGGCCAGCCATAACGGGCTCACCACCGCCCGGGCCAGCAACGATGCCGTCGGGCTGAATACCGCGCAGACGAATGTCACCTGGACGGTGAACTCTGCCGGGCTGTCGTTCAATGCCGCGGGCTACGCAGGCACCGGCACGTCGGCGACCAACGCCAGCATCACTCTGAATTCTAATGGTCTCGCGATCTCGGTCGCAGCGCCGGGCGCGGGTGGGGGCGCTGCGATCTCGGGTGGTACAAATTCGCAGAACACGGGCACGGTCAACTTCTCCAACTCGAACGGCGTCTCGTTCGGGCTGAACACGAACGGGGTGATGACGGCGAGCGTGGCGCTCAACGCCACTGCGTCTGAGATGGAGCCGATCTTCGGGTCGTCCTTACTCAGCAACCTGACTCTTGGTCAGAATACGCTGTACTTTGTCGGGTTCGATGTGCCGCAGGATTTGAGTGCGTACCGGGTGAATTTCTTTCACTCGATCGCAACGGTTCTGCAGGCGTCGAATAGTACGAATAGCGCGGGACTCACGTTCAGCGCGGCGCTGTACTCGCGCGGCACGGGTGCGTCCACGGAGAGAATTGGGACGTTCTGGTCCGGCTCGTGGTTTATCCGTATGAGCAACAGCTCGAACACGCAGGTTCGAGTGACGCACCCGATTGGGATCAGCAACAGCACCGCGGTCTCGACGACGAGCAACGGAGTCATCAGTTCGTCGAACGCATCAACGTATCTGCTGAACAGCGTCGGCGGCTACCGGATGGTCCCGATGCCGATCAGTTCGATGCTCACGCCGGGCCGTTATTGGATGGCGGTGGCGCAGTCGACGGCATCATCGAACGCGATCGGTGTAATCCAGCAGTCCGTGCTGCAACAGACGAATGGAGCAAACATCGCGTACCGGCCCTTCGGCACGTCAAGCGCCGCGAGCAACGCGAGCGTGTTCCCGACATGGCCCGGCGACGGAACGTATAGCGCAACCTCCGGTGCGTTCCCCGCGACGATCGCTTTGAGCGTGAGCGACATCCGGGGCTCGCCGGTCATCACTATTCCGTATTTCAATTTCAGCGGCTACACGACAGGGACGAACCTCTTATGATTACGAACCAATCTTTCAACAGCGATCCGGACCTGATTACGCTCAACGCGACGGTCGTCACTGCCGCGTCTATCAACATTCCCGATGGCAATACCGCTTCGGTGATCCTCGGCGTCCTGGCGCGCGGCCTCACGGACGGTGCCTCGGCGATGTGGGAAGTGCGAGGCCAGGTGAAGAACATCGGCGGGGTCCTCACGGCGGTCCCGGCCGGCATCATCAACGTGTTCGCCGCGCGGAAAGACGTCGCGGCGGCGGCTTGGGATGCGACGTTCACTATATCCGGCACGGACATTCTCGTGCGGGTGACAGGCTCGGCTACGCAGAGCGTCGGCTGGAGCTTCATCTTCAACGTCGTCGGCTTCTCGAACTTCAACGTCGGCGGGATTATTTGAAACCGCAATTCGTCAGCACCGACGCGGGCCGTCACAACGCGGATCTTGTGAAGTCGGCCTCGCGCGTCATGATCGGCGCGAGTTGGAAGAAGCAGCGTGTCGTTGTGATTCTGCCTGCCGGGCCGAGCATCCCCTCGAAGGTGTTCTTCGCGATGCGAAGTCTCATCTTTCCGCCGAACCAGGCGAACGTCTGGTGGGGCGCGCTGGGGATGGAAGTCGGCGAGGCGTACTCGCAGGCGATCGAGGCGATCCTTGTGCACCCGGAACTGTCGACCTGGGAGTATCTGTTGACCGTTGAGCACGACAACGTGCCGCCGGCCGACGGCGTGTTGAAGCTGATTGCGCAGATGGAGGCGCACCCGGAGTTCGCGTGCATCGGTGGACTGTACTGGACGAAGGGCGAGGGCGGGGTGCCGCAGATATGGGGCGACCCGAAAGACCCGGTCCTGAATTTCCGTCCGCAACCGCCGGTGCCGGGGCAACTGGTTGAGTGCTGCGGCACGGGCATGGGGTTCAACCTCTGGCGCCTGAAGATGTTCAAGGACGCGAAGCTGCGCAAGCCGTGGTTTCGCACGGTGGCGAGTTTGGCGGAAGGCGTCGGCACGCAGGACCTGCATTTCTGGAGTGACGCCCGGAAACACGGTTATCGCTGCGCCGTTGACTGCGGTGTGCTGGTCGGTCATTACGACGCCGTGAACGACGTTTGTTGGTAGAGGGGAGCGAAATGAATCGAGCGGAGCGACGAGTAAAGAAAACCCCGGACACAGCGACACCGCTGAAGCTGGATCTCGGCTGCGGCCCGAACAAGCGTGAGGGTTTCCGCGGTGTGGACTCTCGTCAGTTCGACGGGAAGGTTGACCAAGTCGTCGATCTGCGCAAGCCCTGGCCGTGGAAAGACGCCTCGGTCGCGGAAGTCCACAGCTCGCACTTTGTCGAGCACCTGACGGCGATGGAGCGCGTGCATTTCGTCAACGAGTTGTACCGGGTGTTGATCCCCGGCGGCACGGCGCAGGTCATCGTGCCGCACTGGAACTCGCACCGCGCGTACGGCGACCTCACGCACCAATGGCCGCCCGTGTCGGAGATGTGGTTCTTCTACCTGAACAAGTCGTGGCGCGACGGCAACGCCCCGCACAACGATTTCTACACCTGCGACTTCGACTCGACCTTCGGGTACTCGCTGCGCCAGGACTTGCTGGTGCGCAACGAGGAGTACCGGCAGCACGCGATCGCGAACTTCAAGGATGCGGCCCAGGACATCATCGCGACCTTGACCAAACGAAAGTAGGGCATGGCGTTCCAGCGGCACCCGACATTTCAGCTTCCAGGCTACCAGCAGCAGGCGGGCGCTGCCGGCCCTGCGGTGGTCAGTGTCGTCCTGTTCCCCGAGGAGGGGCTGCGTTTTCGCAACCGCTTGGACAAGACGCTGTACGCCCTAGCCGTGTACGCCCGCGATGCGCGTGGCGCGGCCCGGCGCGCCGCACCGCGCTACGACTACATCGTCAAGCAGAACATCGTCACCCCGTACGCTTACGCATGAGCCGTTTCGTTTTCGATCTGCGCCTGGGCGATGAGTCCGTGAAGAAGGTGGTATTCGGCGAGGGTAAAGGCCGGCGCGAGCTCCGCACTTCGGGCGGCCAGGTGATCGGCAACTTGGTCCTGAAGGACGGCGAGCTTCGTCTTGATATCTATGAGTACGCGGCGCAGATGCTTGTCGACGCGCAGTTTCACTAACCGAAGGAGCGAGCAATGAACGAACGCGAGTTCAGCGTGCTGTGGGTTCGGCAGTTGTGGTTGGCGATGGCGAGGACAGGCAAGGGCTACCGGCGGGACAGCGGGCGCAACACCGGCAAGGGCGACGACCGGCGCAAGGATAAGGTCGGTACGACGAAGTTGACGCGGCGGCTCGCGCTGAAAGTGCAGGTGGCGTGATGACGCAATACGTTTACATGAACGAGCGCATCCGCCAGAAACGTCCGACGAAGCCGGTGATCGTGTGCCAGGCGCCGGAGCGCATCTACGAGTCGAACCACTTCGCGTTGGTCATTGATGGCCGCGTGATCGGGCGCGTCGTCTACAACCGCAAGGGGCTGGACGCTTGCGAGACGCACGATGTCAAAGCGTGGGTTGAGCTGTGCGACGACGTATTCGTGCTATCTGAAGATCTGTCGCTCGGCGATTATGTCGTGCTGTCGGGCGAGGCGAGCGCGAAGTTACCCAATCGGCCGGTCAAGATGCAGTTCGGCGTGCCTCCGGCGCGCGAGGAGTGAGCGAAGGCGTCACCCTCGATTTCCGCCTGCACGCGGCGCAGATGGAAGTCTTCAGTTCGCCCAAGCGCTTTACTGTGCTGACGGCGGGTCGACGCTTCGGCAAGACCCGGTTGGCGACGGTGCGCGCCGCGGTCAAGGCGCTCGACCCGCGCAACCTTCAGAAGAAGCCGGTGTTCATCATCGCGCCGATCGCGACGCAGGCGAAATTGCTGTACTGGCAGGAGCTGCTCGCGATGCTGCACCCGGTTCTCGACCCGCGCCGGCCGCCGCAGGCGAACGAGGGCCACATCTATCTTGCGAACGGGGTGATGATAGGCGTCAAGGGCTCGGATCGTCCCGACACACTGCGCGGCCTCGGCTTCTGGCATGTCGAGATGGACGAATTTGCTGACATGAAAGTTGAGACGTGGGAGGCGATCATCCGTCCCGCGCTGACGGACGTGAAGGGAACGGCCGGGTTCATCGGCACGCCGAAAGGCCGCAACCACTTCTTCGATTTGTGGATGCGCGCCGGGCTCGATCCTGACTCCCCGGACTACGACCCGGATTGGGCCGCGTTCCACTTCACGTCGCTCGACAATCCGTTCCTCGATATGAACGAGATAGAGAACGCGAAGAATACACTGCCTTCCTGGCTGTTCCGCCAAGAGTACCTCGCCAGCTTCGAGACCGGCGGCAGCGGCAGCTTCCTGATGGAGTGGTTCAAGTATGTAGATGAGGAGCCCTTCGAGCTGGACGCGAAGGGGAAAAAGACGGTCATCCCCGGCGACTGGTACGTTACCGCGGATCTCGCCGGTTTCGCTGAAGTGAAGAAGGCGTCGGGCTACCGGCAGAAGCGCCTGGACAAGACTGCGATCGCAGTCGTCAAGGTGCTGGACGATGAGCGCTGGTACGTGCGCGATGTCTACCTCGGGCGCTGGGGTGTGGAAGAAACGGCGCGGCGAATTGTTGATGCCGTCGCGAGTTGTAAGACGATGAACCTTGGCATGGAGAAGGGGGCGCTATTCAACGCGGTCGCCCCGTATCTCGAAGCCGAAGCCGCGCGGCGTCGGCCCGCGATGTCGCTGGTGGTCGAGCCATTGTCGCATGAGAACACGGCAAAGGACCAGCGCATCGGCTGGGCGTTGCAGGGGCGGATGGAGCACGGGAAGATTCTGTACCGCCGCGGGATGTCGAGCATGAAGGAAGTCGAGGACCAGTTCGTGAATTTCCCCTCGACGTTGGTTCATGATGACGCGCCTGACGCTCTGGCGTACATCGTGCAGCTCGCTGAGTCGCGTGTGTTCCAGCGGTTTGCGCACGTTTCGGATGAAAGTTACTGGGAGCCGACGGATGCGTCCATCGGGATTTAACGCACATGGCTGAAATCACCTTGAAGTCCGGGCTAATCGCTGAAAAAGCAAAAGTGCTCGCCGACGATCCGCGCGACCAGCGCGAAGCCGTCCCGGGTAAAGAGAACAAGGACGAGCTCGAAGAACTCCGCGCCTGGGTCATCGGCCGCGTGCGCAAGTGGCGCGACCACCGGCGCCAGAACTATGAACCCGCCTGGGATCAGTACGAGCGCATCTGGCGCGGCTTGTGGGCGAATGAAGACAAGGGCCGCAAGTCGGAGAAGTCCACGCTCGTCACGCCTGCGACGGCGGAGGCTGTCGAGAACATCGTCGCCGAGGTCGAGGAGGCGCTCTTTGGCCGCGGAGATTTCTTCGACATCAAGGCGCAGATCGAAGACCCTGCGCTGTTGAAACAAATCACGGACCAGAACAAGAATTATCTAAAGGAAGACCTGTCGAGCCAGAATTTCACGCCGAACATCGGCGAGGCGCTCATCAACGCCGCGGTGTACGGCTCGGGAATCGGCGAAATCTTCGTCGACACGTTCATCAAGCGTGATATTGTGTTCGCGGTGCAGCAGGCGATGGCGGGGATGGAGCAGCCCGAAGCGCCGACGATGCAAGTCGAGGAGAAGGAAGTCCACTTCTCGTACCTGCAGAGCGTGAACCCGCGCAATTTCCTGATCGAACCGACGGCGCGCACCGTCGACAGCGCCCTCGGCGTGGCGGTCGAAGAGTATGTCGGTGCCCACGTCGTCAAGATGGGTCAGAAAAAGGGCCTCTATCGCGAGGTTGACGTCAAGACGAGCGCTGGCGACATGGAACTCGGCGCCGATCGGCAGATCGAGAACGAATATGTGTACGATAAAGTGCACATCATCCGCTACTACGGGCTCGTGCCGTCGCATTTACTCCCGAAAGACGACGAAGACGGCGCGGATGAGGGCGGCGAGGAGGTCGTTGACCTGTTCGCCAAGGAAGCGCCTGGTGAAAAAGCTGCTGAGCCTTCGGCAGCGGGTGAAACCGCTAAATCCGGTGAAAAATCCGTCGAGCCGGTCGATTCCGAGATGGTCGAGGCGCAAGTTTTCATCGCGAACGAGTCCGTGGTCATCAAGGCGGGCGAATCCCCCTACGTGATGAAGGATCGCCCGGTCGTGGCGTTCCCGTGGGACATCGTGCCGGGCCGTTTTTGGGGTCGCGGTGTCTGCGAGAAGGGCCTCGTCCCGCAAAAGGTGCTCGACGCCGAACTGCGCAGCCGAATCGACGCGCTCGCGTTCACCAACGCACCGATGATGGCAATGGATGCTTCGCGGCTGCCGCGCGGCTTCCAACTCACGGTGAAGCCGGGCAAGTCGATCCTCACGAACGGCGATCCGAAGACTATTCTCAACCCGATGAATTTCGGGCAGCTCGACGCGACCACGTTCCAGCACTCGCAACAGCTCGACCAGATGATCCAGCGCGCCACGGGCTCCCTCGACGTGATTGCGCTCGCCTCGCGCGGCGGGGATGCGCGGCCCGGCGCCGTGTCGATGATGCTCTCGGGCATCGTCAAGCGGCACAAGCGCACGTTGATGAACTTCGTCGACCGCTTCTTTGTGCCGTGCCTGCGCAAAATGCTCTGGCGCAACATGCAGTTTAATCCGGAGCGCTACACCCCGGTCAATTTCACGTTTATCGCGTCATCGACGATGGGCATCTTGCAGCGGGAGTACGAGAACCAGATTCTCGTGCAGCTCCTGCAGTCGATGCAGCCTGAGAGCAAGGAATACAAGATCCTGTTGATGGGCATCATCTCGAATACGGGCCTGTCGAACCGCCTGGAACTTATGAAAATGCTCAGTGAGTCAATCGCGAGTGCGCAGCAACTCGAATCCGCCGCGGCGCAGCAGCAAGGCGATCCGCAGATGCAAGCGCTGCAGACGCAAATGGCTCAGACGGCGGCGCAGCTTCAGATCGCCGAAGGCCAGGCGAAGATCGCCGAGCTCGGCGCCCGCACCCGCCTGCAAGACGCGAAGGCGGCCAACGAGGCGCGCGAGCCGATGTACAAGTCGATGGAGATCGCCACCAAGGGCATCTACGAGGTCCAGCAGGCGCAGCAGTCCGCCGAGTTCGACCGCCGCATGGCGGTGGCGGATCGCATCCTGAAAGCCAAGGACATCGACTCCAACGAGCGCATCGCCCGTATGCAGTCCGGGGCGAGCGTGGCCGCGGAGAAGGTGAAGTCCGTCGGCAGCGTGGCGACTGAAGCGGTTCGGGCGCGCGGTGCGCACGCGGCGGAGCGCACCAAGGCGGGCGCGGCGGTCGCAGCGCAGCAAGTGAAGAACCACGCCGAGCGCATCAAGGCCGACGGCGCGCAGCGTGTCGCGAAAACCAGCCAAGAAGTGCGTCCTGTGCCGGTGCCGGTCATCATCCCGGCGCGGCCGGCAGCGCAAGTCGTCCAGCAACTCTAAGCCTTCGGGGGAGTGGCGGGTGCGCGATTCGCTCCCGTGTAAACGCCCGCCGGCCTAAAAACCGGCCCCCCATTTTATTTTCGGAGCGTAAAAGGAGCGGCCCATGCTGAAAGATTCAGAGTTAGAGCGGCACTATTCGGACTTGTTCGCGATGTACGGCTCGCCTGGTTGGCGGCGCCTGCAGTTGGATTTTGAGGCGATGCTTCGCACGCACGACTCCCTCGTGGGGTTGTCGAGCGCAGAGCAACTGTGGTTCCGCAAGGGCCAGATCGACATGATCGCCCAAATCATCAGCCACCAGGACATGCACGAGCGTGCCTACAACGATCTCGTTGAGGCCGAGACCGGCACGCCCGCCGAAGCGCCTACCGGCGGCATCGCGAAGGTGATCGAGTGATCCGGGTGTATGACTTTCGGTGCCCGCGGGGCCACGTCGAGGAGCATTTCGTCGACTCGACCGTCATGCAGAACCAATGTGCTTGCGGCGCGCTGGCGGAGCGCCAGATCGCCGCGCCGCGTGCCAAGCTCGAAGGTATCACGGGCGCTTTCCCCGGTGCCGCAGACAAATGGGAGCGCGACCGCGCGAGCCATATAGCGAAAGAGAAGAAAAACAAGGCGGACCACGGCACGTACCGCTAAGAAGTTAGTTATACCCAACATTTTAGCCCGCACCGCGCCTGGCCCTCTCCGGGGGGCAGCCAGCGCACCCTTTAATTGCCCCCTTGAGCGAAGGAAAAAGCAATGCCTGAAATCCAAGCAAAATCGAAAGTGTTGGAAGACAACGAACACGCGCTGTTCGGTGACGAAGTCGTAGCCGGGGAGGGCGAAGAACTCGTCGACCTCAGCGAAGGCAGCGACGCCGGCGCCGTACCGGCTAAGACGGCGCCGGCGAAAGCGAAGCCGGCACCCGCCGCTGCCGCGGAGGACGATCTCCCGCCCGAGTACAAAGGGAAGTCGCCAAAAGAACTGGTCGAGATGCACCGTCAGGCGCAGAGCCTCATCGGGCGTCAGGGCACGGAACTGGGCGAGTTCCGCAAGAAGGCGGACATGCTCATCCAGGCGAGCCTCGCGAACATCCAAGCGCAGCGCGCGGTGCAGCCTGCCGCTACGGCGAAGGTCGCGTCGGAACCGATCGACGACAGTGCGGTTTTCGCGAAGCCGGTCGAGTCGATTGCCCGGCTGATCGCCGAGCATCCGGCCATCAAGGAAATCCGCGACGCGCTGGGTAAAACCGCGGCGAACAGCGAAGTGGAAAGCCGCACGCGCGCCGCTGAGCGGTTCAACGCGGTTCACCCGGACGCGCAGGCGACCCTGCGCGACCCGGAGTTCCAGGCGTGGGTCGGCAAGTCGCGCGTTCGGCAGGCGCTTCTGCAGCGTGCGCATGCGCAGTACGATTTCGACGCTGGCGACGAGGTTTTCAGCACCTGGAAGGAACTGAAAGGCGCCAGGAGCGCGACTACTGCGTTACCGGCAGCAGAAGCTGCGGAAAGTGCAGCAGCCGTACAGACGGCGTCCGACGCGGGCCGAGCCCTGGCGGCAGCGAAGAAGGCCAAGGCGCTCGCGGCGGTGGCGGCGCCCACCGGTGGTGGAGGCCAGGCGACCACCGGGAAGAAAATCTTCCGGCGCGCGGACGTCCTCCGCTTGATGGAGACCGACCCGGGTCGTTACGAGCAAATGGCGGACGAGATCGGGCAGGCCTACAAGGAAGGCCGGGTCAAGTAGTGCAAGGACTGCTGCGGTCGATCGACCTCGAAATGGGGCCGGTCTATCTCGACGGCGGGTCGCAGATCGTCGAGGGTCAAAGGCGCGTGAACTGCGCCCGCGAGTTCCCAAGCGTCGTGAAACCTGCTTCCGGTTTCCGGGGGCGGGTGGCGATCGTCGGCTACGGCCCTTCTCTCGTGGATACGTGGGAGGGGATCGCAACCGGCGGTTTCGACGCGGTCTGGACGACATCCAAGGCGCACGACTTCTTGCGCGAGCGGGGGGTCGTGCCGACGCACCACACGGACACGGAGTACCGGGAGCACAAGGCGAAGTTTAATAAACGCTTCGGGCCGGAAACGCAGTACCTGATAGGGACGCAAGTGCACCCGTCCTATCTTGATGCGCTCGTCGGTCAACGTGTCAGTTTGTTCCATGTTGACTTGGAAGATGGCAGGTTCTACGACCCGCGCTATCTGAAGTTGCCCGCGGCATTCGATGCCGGACTCACGGCGGCTCGTCTAGCTTTCGCCTTCGGCTATCGGGAGCAGGAGTGGTTCGGGATGGATGCCAGCGCGCGGAGCAAGAAGTCGGCGCACGCCGGCCCCCACGAAGGTCTGGTGCCGGAATACATCGACATCATCGTCGCGGGGGTGCCGAGGATTACCTCGACCCTGCTCATCCGGCAGGCGTTTTGGGCTGAGAAGGTGCTGTGCAAGCACCCGCACATGAAAGTGAAAATTCACGGGGACGGGATGTTGCGCCCGTTTTTGCAGGAAAGGGCGAAATGCTCGGTCTCGTGATTTACGTCGGCTACGATCCGGTTGAGTCTGCTGCATATCACACCCTGGCGCACTCGATCATGCGCCGTTCGTCGATTCCGGTGTCGATCGCGCCCGTCATGCAGAGCCAGTTGAAGGGGGTCTACAAACGTCTGCGTGGGCCGACCGAGTCGACGGAATTCAGTCTGACGCGGTTCCTAGTACCTTCGCTTTCGGGGTACAGCGGCTGGTCGGTCTTCATGGACTGCGACATGCTCTGCCGGGTCGACGTTGCTCAATTGGCCGCGCAGATTGAGCGTCAAGCGGACAAGGCGGTTCTCGTGTGCAAGCATGACTACGTGCCGAAGACCGAGCGCAAGTTTCTTGACCGCGTGCAGACGAAATACCCGCGCAAGAACTGGTCGAGCCTCATGGTGTTCAACAATGCGCGATGCCGCGCGCTCACGCCGGATTACGTCAATACGGCACCGGGCCTCGATCTGCACCGCTTCAAATGGCTTGACGACGCCGAGATCGGCGAGCTGCCGCTGGAGTGGAATTGGCTGGTCGGCGAGTATCCCTACGCGCCAGGCGCGAAGATCGTCCACTACACGCTCGGCGGCCCGTATTTCGAGCCGTACCGGGACTGTGACTACGCGGCCGAGTGGTTCGCCGAGCATGACGCCGTTTCGGTGCGTGGTATAATGAAGTAGTAGAACATCGTAGTACCGCGTCGGGCAAGGCACGCACAGCCCCGGCGTCCATCCTAGTGCCGCCCCCTTGATTGTCGTTGAGGGAGAAGCGCATCTCTGACGAAACTTCTGCGTAAAGCAGCCAAAAGTTCTTCGTCCGCGACAGTGGCTTTTCCAAAACCCCTCAATCGTTTTTCAAGGAGTAACACACATGGCCTTCGGTGGCTCAAACGTAGTTAGCGCGGACCTCGCAACCAGCGGGTTCGTGCCGGATCTCTGGATGGACGAAATCCAGGCCGCGTACAAAAAGAACATCGTCCTCGCTTCGCTCGTCAGGAAGCTGAACGTCAAGGGTAAGAAGGGCGACTCCGTCACCCTGCCCAAACCCAGCCGCGGCACCGCGAGCGCCAAGGCGGCGAACACCATCGTCAGCACGATCGCTGCGGCGTCCGGCAGCTCGGTGGTCATCAACCTGACCGCGCACTTCGAGTACAGCCGGTTGATCGAAGACATCGCCGAGTGCCACGCGCTGCAGTCGATGCGCAAGTTCTACACTGACGACGCGGGTTATGCCCTGTCGGTGCAGAAAGACTCCAGCCTGTTCAACCAGGCGCGCACGCTGAACGGTGGCGACGGTGCTTCGACGTGGACCGGCGGAGTCATCGCTGGCGATGGCACGACCGCGTTTGTGGATGCTTCCGGCAACGCGAACGCGACCGCGATCACCGACGCCGGCATCCGGCGCGTGATCCAGGTGCTCGACGACAACGACATTCCGATGGCAGATCGCTACCTGGTCATCCCGCCCGTCGGCCGCAGGATCATGATGGGCCTCGCGCGCTTCACCGAGCAGGCGTTCGTCGGTGACGGCAAGACCATCCGCAACGGCAAGCTCGGCGACGTGTACGGCGTGTCCGTCAACGTCTCCAGCAACTGCCCGACGCCGACTTCGGCGACGACCGCCCGTGTGGCGCTCCTGGCTCATCAGGACGCGATCATCCTGGCGGACGTGCTCGGGCCGCGCGTGCAGACGCAGTATAAGCAGGAGTATCTGGCGACTCTGCTCACCGCGGACACGATCTACGGTACGGCGGAAGCGTATGACAAAGGGGGCGTGGCTCTCGTTATGCCCGGGTAAGACTTCTAATTCAGCAAGTTACCTAACCTACCTTTGGGTGGGCTACGGAGCGGATGCCGGCTCTCCGCGAGGTAGTAAACCGGATTTCTCTTTCGTAGGAGGAAATATGCAGTTGACGCGCGACAACGTGTTGTGGTTTGCGGGGCTGTTCGAAGGAGAAGGTCACTTCGAAATCTGCAAAGGGCGGAAATCTCTCGGCCTAACCATCAAGATGACAGACCGTGACGTGCTGGAAAAAGCACACCGGATGTTCGGCGGATGGTTGTGGGATGGGCAGAGGAAAGAGAAGCCTCATCACAAGCAAGCGTTCGTTTGGAAATTGATGGAGCGGGACAAAGCCTACGCTATGGTGGTGGCGATGTTTCAGTTCCTCGGTTTCCGGCGGCAAGAACAAGCGAAGGTTTGGCTGGCGAAGTACGCGAGCCTTCCGACGATTGGTCGCTCAAGTCGGCACGGGTTCTACTCTACGTGGGTGGCGCAAAAGTGTCGATGCGGGAAGTGCGAAGCTGCGTATATAGCGATGAAGCCTGTACTTGCCGAACGAAACCACGCATACCATCTACGCAAAAAGGAAACAGATTATGTCTCGCCTCTCACAAATCTCCGGTGACACCGGCAACGCAGGCGACAAGGTTCTCACCTTGCCGGCCGCAGGCACGACTCAACTTGCCGCGGAAACACACGCGAACAAGCTGATCCTGGTCGGGTTCGCGACGTCGGCGGTGACGCTCAAGTTGCCGCAAGCCGTCGGCTCGATGGACTCGTACAAGGTGCTCAACACCGTGACGCGTACGTCGGGATCGCTCATCTTCCAACTGGTCAACACGGCCAGCGTGTTCAACGTCATGATCGAGTCCCTGGACAGCACGGCGGTCGCATCCGATACGTCGTCCTGGTTCTCGACCAACGCCACGCAGATCACGCTCAACATCACCACCACCGGCGGGCTCGGCGGCGACTTCCTCGAATTTGTGGACGGCGCTGCGGGCACCTGGTACGTCTTCGGGCGCACTCGCTGCTCCGGCGATAAGGTGACGCCGCTCGCATAGGTCATCGCAGTAAGGCTTCGGAGGTTGCGCCTAGCAGCCTCCATCAATTCAGGAGCGAACCTGTCTACCAACTTTCAGTTTGAAGTCGATCCGAAAAAACTTCGTGTCGATCTCGGAATGCCGTGTCACACCGGCTTTCTGCCGTACCCCACGGCCGCCGCCTTGGCGACCACCCTGCGGGACTTGGCCAAGCGGCGCTTTGACGTCCGCCTGCTCGACTTGATCGGTTCGTCGATCCTCATCGACGCGCGCTCCGCCATCCTCGACAAGTTTCTGAAGGGTGACGGAACGCACTTATTTCTCGTTGACAGCGATATTTTTTGGCAGCCGGCGGACTTCCTCAAGCTCGTCGCGCTGTGCACCCAGGTCGACGTTGTCGGCGCCACGTACACGCAGAAGGTCGAGCCGCCGCGCTACATGCTGCGCAACCCGCGGAACACACCGAATCCGTATGGGCTGGTGGAAGTCGACGGCCTCGGTCTCGGTTTCGTCTGCATGAAGCGGGAAGTCGTCGAGAAGGTCGCAGCGACCAAGCCGACAATCATCACCAACGGCGGCGAGATCCGCGACGTCTTCGAGTTCGGGCGCACGGCGAACAACCACCGGCTCGGCGAAGATATGAAATTCTTCGATGACATTCGTGAGGCCGGCTACACGGTCTGGCTGGACCCGACGCTCGATCTCGGGCATGTCGGGATCAAAATCTACCGTGGTGGTGGTGCGCAGGCCGCCCTCGGGGGCGCCGATGCCGCAGCCTAAAGTCATGATCGGGATGCCGATCGGGCCGGGCAGCATCCCCTGGCCCACGGCGGTATCGCTCCTGGCGACTGTGCGGGCCGCTGATAAAGCGGGTATATCAATCCGCATCGGTGCCCCGGTCGGGTGCTCCGTCGTGCAGTGGGCTCGTTCAACAATCGTAGAGGGTTTCCTCAAGAGCGACTGCGACCGGCTTTTCTGGATCGACGCCGACATCGTGTGGACTCCGGACGATTTCTTCCGCATTCTTGGCTTCGCCGGTGTGTTCGATAGCGTCGGCGCCAGCTACCCCTTCAAGAAAGACCCGCCGCAGTACCTCATCAATCTCGCTGGCGAACCCGGCCAGGTCGAAGTGAACAACGTGACGGGTTGCGTTCGCATCGACAGCATGGCGATTGGGTTCACTTGCATGTCCCGCAAGGTCGTGGAGGCGGTGGCGGCGACGAAGCCCCGCGTCAAGGACGAGCAGAACGGCCTGGAGTACGCCGATGTATTTCGGGTCGATCGCACGGCGCGCAGCACCCCCCGTGGCGAGGATGTCGCGTTCTTCAACGACGCGACCGAGCTCGGCTTCACGGCTTGGCTTGACCCAAGTGTCAACGTCGGGCATTTCGGGAACAAGATTTACAAAGGCGACGTCATCGACGCGCTCGGGCTTTCCAATTTCGCAGTCAAGGAGAAGTAAAATGTCCCAGGATACCCAACATTATGAGACCGTCGCCGCTTCGCAGACCGCGCAGGTGCTCGGCGGCTCTGGAGCCGCCGGCGACTTCCTCGACACGCTGACACTGGTGGTCACGACTGCCGCGACGGCCGCCGTGAGCATTCTGGACGGTTCAATCAGCATCGCGGTGTTTCCGAACAGCCCTGGCGGCGGTGTCGGCACCTACGTCCTGCCCCTGAAGATCCGCAGCCAAACCGGCCCGTGGAAGGTCACGACCGGCGCCGGCGTCGCGGCCGTCGCGACCGGCAGCTTTACCTAGTTTCTACACACCAAAGGAGCGTCCCGCATGGCTTATTTCTTCCGCTGCAAGTCCAACCCCAACGCTGCGTTGCTCAAGCTCGATCAATATTGGGAGGCCAAGGAAATGAAGGGCCACCCCGACTATCAGCGCGTCGATGAATTCGGCGACGACCTGGTCGACGAAGAAGACGAAGCCGAACAAACAATCCCGATGAGGTAGTGAGACAATGTCCGGCCACGGTGTAGATCGCAGCGGCGCCTCCAGCGGTACGGGGGCGCCCGTTGGCGCGATCCAGGAAGCCTTGATCGACGCCAAGGGCGATCTCATCGCGGGCACGGCGGCGGACACGCCGGGGCGGCTGGCGGTCGGCGCGAACGATACAATCTTGATGGCCGCGTCGGGGCAGACCACCGGCCTGAAGTGGGCGACGCCCGCCGAAGCGCGTACCGCGTTCGGAGTGGCGGCATCGGCTAAAGGCGATTTGATCGGGGCGTCCGCCGCCAACACGCCCTCGGTCCTGCCTGTTGGTGCGAACGGCACGGTCCCGATGGCGCGCAGCGCAGCGACGACCGGACTGGCGTACGTGGCGGCGCTCACCAAGGCGATCTACGGCTTCACCTACGCGAATAACGCGGGCGACGCGACGAACGACATCGACATCGCCGCCGGCGGCGCGATGGACGCGACTGGCGCGTACTGGATCACAGGTGCTGCGCTCACGAAGCAGAGCGATGTTGCGTGGGCGGTGGGCACGGCGGCGGGTGGATTAGATACTGGCGCGGTCGGCAACAGCGACTACTACGTTTGGGCGATCGCGCGCAGCGACACTGGCGTCACTGATTACCTGTTTTCGCTTTCGTCGACCGCGCCGACGATGCCGACGAACTACGACTTCAAGCGGCTCATCGGCTGGTTCAAGCGCGTCGGCGGCACGATCGTCGCGTTCAAGACTTACGAGACCGAAGGTGGCGGCCTAGAGATGAATTGGGATTCTCCTACTCTCGATATAAACCTTGCGAACACGCTCACGACGACAAAGCGCACTGATGCAGTAAAGGTACCGCTAAATATCTCCACCATCGTGCATTTGAACGTCGTTATTAAAGACACTGCCGTGAACGTCTCTGTATGGGTGTATTGCCCGGATCAAACAGATCTAACCCCGTCGCAAACTGTCGCTCCGCTGGAGAACATCGGAAATCCAAGTACAACGGCTATTTCCGGACAAATGAAAATCCGCACAAGTTCGACGGGAACAATCGCTGCGAAAGCAGACACCGCCACAGTAGATTTGTATGCCGTGGTGACTGTTGGCTTTCGTTGGCCGCGGAGGGACTAAGTGTTCATCGGTAGAAAACTTGACGGCTCGATATACGGCTCGTGGACTTCGCGCCAAGCCGATGACGCCTTCCATCCGCTGCAGGAGGAAGTCGCAGACGACCACCCGGATCTCGTGGCGTTCCTGACGCCAAGTCCGCGAAGCATCCTCTTGGCGCAATTGGCGGAGATAGATCGGCTGACTATGATAGGCGTGCGCGGGTTGCGTGAATTCATCATCTCCCAAGGGCAGTTGACTGACTATCTCATCAATGGCGGGCCTCTCCCTGTCCCCGGCCCGCTGACCGGCGACAACCTCGGTATGCAAAAAGTGATGCAGCTAGAGGCGCAAGCGGTACTGTTGCGCGCGCAGCTCGCGGCGCTCCCGTGAAGTACATCACTGCGCTGGTCATCTGGCTTCTGTTCGTGCTGGCACAGGTCGCCGGTTTCGCGCTCGGGCTGGGGGCGTTGCTGCTTGGCAAGACGACGTACGCAGGCCGAGTCGCCCGCGCGCAAGACCGCGCGACCGCGGCGGTGCTCGGGTGGGACGGCAACAGCACGGTGTCGAAGGAGTGTGGTCGGTCTGAATGCCGCTTCTGTAAAATTCTATGCGCGATCCTGAACGTGGTGCTGGAGCCTGGCCACTGTAAGAAAGAAGTGGAATGAGCATCCAAACTGTCCTGCACGCGGCGCAAAACCTCCCGCAAGCCGCGCAAGGCGGCGCCACTACCGCGTCGCTGTTCACCCTTGTCGCTGCGTTCCTCGACAAGATCCACGGGCCGGCGGCCACCATCGGCGTGATATTCGGGGCGTTGTGGGTCGTGCTGCAAATTTACCTCGCGGTCGAAAAGCGTTGGTTCTCCAAAGGTAAGAAGTAAATGTCGGCGTCCGGCTTCACTCATCTCCAGATCGTCAACCGAGTGCTCGCGCGCCTGCGGGAGTCTTCGGTCGCGGCGTACAACACGACCGAGTATTCCACGCTCATCTCCGCCCTCGTGAACCAGGTCAAGGCCGAAATCGAGGAGGCGTACTACTGGAACTCGATGCGGGACACGTACACCGTCAACACATCGACGGGCGTGATCCACTATGCGCTCACCAGCGCCGGCTCGAATGCTGTCGTTATCGACGCCTGGAACACGACCACAGGCTACCCGCTCGCTCGCGGCACAAACGCCGATTTCAACCGTCGCTTTTTCGGCGTCGGCAACGCAGGCGTGCTGACTGGCCCTCCGACCGAGTTCGTTCCGGCCGGTGTCGACGACAACTTCGATTTCTGTGTCGATGTGTGGCCGCAGCCCACGGCGAGCGCCAACGTCCTCAAATTCAACGTCTACGCGCCGCAAGCGGATCTCACGTTGGACGCCACGGTGCCGCTCTGCCCGCAGAACGTGCTGATCGAAGAAACCATCGCCCGCGCGAAGGCTGAACGCGGCGACGACGACGCCCAGCAAGCGGACCCGAGCTCTCCCAGCGGGAAGTTCATCCGCACCGACCTCCTGGCGAGCGCGGTGGCGCGCGAGAGCGGGCACGACCCTGAAGAGATGACATGGATCGTAGTCTAGGTCGTACGGCGGCCAAGCGGCCGCGCGACGCTCGCGGTCGACTACTGCCATACGCGGTCTAAACCGTGCCGTCCCAAATCAAAGGTGTCAACACCGCGCTGCCGGGCTCGTTCGGCATCAACACGCAAAGTGAGATCGTCGCGGACGACGCTACGCGGCGGTTCGTATCGGACGCGGCCAACGGCATCATCGACAAGTCGGGCAAACTCGTCAGCCGGGAGGACTTCGTCCTTCAAACGACGGGCAGCACCGCGGTCATCGACACGGTGTTCACGCACCGTAATGTGGACGGCACCGAAACCATCATGTCGGCTGGCGACGGGGTCATCGCGAGCGGCATCACCACGCTGACTTCGCGCCATACCTACACCGGCGACGACAACTGGCAGTTCGCTTCGCTGACCGGCCGGATTCACATGGCGCAGAAGGGTCAGACGTTCAAGGTGCTGAACGAGACGACGTTCGCGAACGTGGCGCTCGTCGGGGCGCCGTGGACTGGGAGCCCGAACGTCGTGCTCGCCGCCGACGGCCGTGTGTGGGTGGCGGATGACGAGGCCGGGGGCAACAGCTACACGCTTTGGTGGTCGAACCTCCTTGACGGCGTCACCTACAACACCGGGGACGCGGGTAGCCTTGATGTTCGCAAGGTGTGGCCCGAAGGCCAGGACAGCATCGTCGCTGTCGCGTTCCTGTCTTCGCGCCTCGTGATCTTCGGCAAGAACAACATCCTGCTCTACACGCTCCCCGCGGACCACAACCCGGCGAACATGAGCCTGACGGACTCCATCTCGGGCCTCGGCTGCATCGCCCGTGACAGCGTCGTCCTCGCGGGCGGAGACTTGTATTTTCTCGCGGACTCGGGTTACTACATGCTGCCCAAGCTCGCGCAGTTGACCAGTATGCTCTCCGCGGTGAAGGTCTCGGCGAACGCCGCGGACGATGTTGTCAGCACGTTCGCCGCTGAAGATTTGAAGGCCGTGCGCGCCGGTTACTTTTCGCGCGAAAAGATCATCACCTTGGCGGCGCCGGTGTCGAACAAGACCTGGGTGTTCAACGTCGAGCGCAAGGTGCCAAGCGCCGCGAACGACCAAGAACGTGTCACTGCGGCGACGTATTGGACGAATTCAGCCGTTGCGTTCCGCGGGTTCTGCCACGATAAGAACGGCAACTACTACTGCGCGATGCGCAACGGCATCGGCAAGTACACGGGCTACACATCCGATGGCGCGAGCAACGCCTACTCCTTCGACGTCTACTCGTTGTGGGACGCGATGGGGGATGAGACCCGCGAGAAGATCATGAAGGCCCTCGCGATGACGATGGAGACGAACGTCAACCAAGCGTTTACGCTGCGCTGGCAGTTCGACTACAAGGCGGGCACTACGCGCACGGCGAGCGTCACGGCGAGCGCAACGGAATTTGCGGAAGCGCCGGGCGTCGGGGTCATCAAGTCGCCGATCGGCGGCGCCGGAACGGTCGTGCGCTACGGTTTCACTACCACCATCGCGGGCAACAAAGTCACGTACCACTCGGTTCGACCGTTCGCGGTGCCGGGTTCAACTAAGATTCGCTAAGGGAAGCGCTGCATGTCTAATTTTTCCTTCATGACCGATTTGATTAACTCGCTCCTCGCGCCCCTCCCTAGCGCGCCGCCGGCGCCGGCATCGGCACCGGCATCGGCACCGGCACCAGCCGCCGCTCCCGCCGTAGCTTACGCCGACGATCCGTGGATGCGGACTGTCGGGTCACGGCGCGCCGCGGCGGTCCCTGCGGCGGCCGTGTTTGCGCCGCCTCCGTCGGCTCTAGCGCCTGCAGGCGCGATTTCTGACGCGGACCTGGATTGGGCGTTGATGCAAGGGCGCCCGCAAAGTGAGCAGGACTTGGGACGGGTTAGGGCGCTAGACGGCGTAGGGCTTCAATACCGCGGCGACTACAACGCTGACGGCGACCCCTGGAGGGCGCTGACCCAGGCCGACATCGACTCCATGCGGGCGCAACAGTGGGACCGAAACAACCCGCAGAACTTTCAACAAGCCCGAGGCGCGGGCTTGTTTGGCCCCGGTTTCGGAGGCGATGGCATGTCGGCCACGTCGCTCGATGAGTTTCTCGCACAGCTTTTCGAGTCGAAAGGTTTAGACGAACAGCAGGCGATTGCCGCAGCCAAGCGAGGACTCGCCGCCCACGAAGCTCAGTTCGGCCAAGGCTACACCACTGCGACACCGATTAGCAACCTGTTCAATCAGTACATCTTTCCCGCTGCCGGGGTTGCATCAGACGCAAGCCTAGACAGCATTCCTGGGTGGACGGTAGCGGATGCAGAGTCGAGAGGCGGGGCTGCTCGCGCCAGAGAGCACGGCGGCGACTTCGGGAGCGCGACGGGGCTGGGTCAAATTCTCAGCTTTGAGTCGAGCCGCTTCGGCGATACTATAGACGAGTTGCTGAACCGCCCGGAGGACCTGCGGTTTAGGTGGCACGGCAACACCGCGCAAGACAGCCAGAACGCGCAAGCCAAGGGCATCGACACGTCTGGGGGTGAATGGGCGCACCAAGTTGCAAAAACGGCCGTAGGTGGCATGATGGGTGCGGCGGGAGGCGATGCAGCAGCCGGAAGCGAGGCAGCCTCGGGCGCGGGCGCAGCGAGTGGCGAGACGGTCTCGACCGCCGGGAAATTGCGGAGCATGTTCGCCGATCTACCGGATTGGGCACAGAGCCTCACCAAGTCCTACGGCACGAACTTCGTCAACTCTGGCGGAGATCCCGTCGCGGCAGCGAAAAGCACCGCGATCGGCGCCGGGATCAATTACGGCGCGAACGCCGCTGCGCCTTACATCAACGATACCGTCGACTACTTTAACGCACCGGCCGACGCTGGCGGCGGGTTCGATCCGCGGCGTATGCAGTTGGTCGCCGCCGACACGGGCATGTTCGATGTCCAGCAGCCACTCGTCGGCCCGGCGTCGGTCATCGGTCCAGATGGCGTCGCGCGCAGCGCGCAGCCGACACCGATGGGTGGCTGGGAAGCTCCTGCGGCCGGGCAGAGTTTCATCGGCGATCCGCTCAACCTGGGCGCGATTCCTGGTTTATCCATGCCCGCCGCCGTATCGGAACAGGGCGACCCGACCAACCCGCCGCCGGAGCCTGCGAAGTCCAACATCACATCGCAGGATCTGCAGCGCTACGCCAAGATCGGGCAGCAACTCTACAGCCTGCTCGGCAGCGAACCCGACGGCCCGTCGCGCCCTGCCGAGGACGCATCCCAAGAGGAGCAGCAGCAGTACCTCGCCGATGTCGTCAACTATCTCGGGCTCGACGCGCAGACGATGGCGGACGCGGGGCTCACGCCCGGCAGCCCGGAGTACACGGCCTACATTCTCGACCAGGCCGACACCATCATCGCGCAAGTCCTGGGCGGCATCGACGTTGACTCTGCCGATCTCGCGCAGCAGCTTCGCACGAAGACCGATAAAGAACTCCAGGCCCTACAGCGGGCGCTCTACGTTCGCGGCCAGCTCGGACAGCAGATGGGCGCCGGGACGTACACCGACCCCAGCACGGGCAACGCGGAAGAAGTGATCGGGCCGGGGATGTTCAACCCCAGCACCGCCGCTTATCAGCGCGGGCTCGCGGGCCGAGTCAATCGGCTCGCCGGTCTGCAAGGCGCGGACGCGCGTCAGCAACTGCAGGGGATGCTCGGCCGGAATTCTGACATGTTCGGAATGCAGGCGCAGCAAGATCAGCGCTTTGAACAAGCCAAGCTCGACGACGACGAGCAACGTCGCCGGGGCATGTTGGCCTACTAAGGAACACGATCATGGCGGCAAGCTGGGATGAGTTTTGGAACCGCGGTACCAAAGCCGCGCCGGGCCTCTTCGATACGGGTTTAGGCCTCTATGGCGACGCCGCGGGACGGCGTGCGGCGGCCGCTAGGCTCAAAGCCGCGCAAGGGCCGGTCTACGATGCGAGTATGCAGGGTGCGCAGACCGCGCTTGGGCAAGCGGGCAACATGGATCCCAACGCCTTTGCCCAGCAGCGCTACAACGCGCAGCAGGGCTTGCTTGCGGGCGGCGACGCCAAGAGCGAAGACGATCTCAGGCGCTCGCTGCTGTCGCGCGGTATGCTCGGCGCAGCCAACTACAATCCTGGCGTCGAAGGTATCACGCCCAACGGCACGCCGATGAGTCCGGAACTCGCCGCGTTCTACGCCGCGAAGAACGCGCGCAACGCGAGGATGTCGGCCGACAGCTTGGACGCCGGCCAGAAGCAGATTGATACCTACGTCAACCGCGCGGGCACGCTCCAGCGCGCGGCGGGCGGCGCGCAAGGCACCGGCATCGCGGCGCAGGATACACAGCCGTCGCGCGCGGCGGCCAGCATGCGACTCCTCAAAGGACTTAGCGGCGTCGCGAAGGACACGGGACTGTTCGGTGTGGCTGGCGACTGGCTTAAACGCCAAGCCGGCGGCTGGTTCGGCCCCAAGATCGAGACCCCGTTCAGCAGCATGTCGTCCGACTCAATCGACTGGTAGGATCAAAATGGCCGGCAACCAATACTCGGGCGGGATGCTCGGGAACCTTTTCAGCAACAGCGATCGGGTGTCCCGGCAAGAAGACTTGGACGACGAGAAGCGCCTCGCGGATCTCGCACACATGGGTGGCTTCGCCGCCGACCGTCTTGCGACCTACCAAGGCGCGGACATGGCGGGTAAGGGCCTCGGCAGCGCTGTCGCAGCCGCAGTCGGCAAAGACCCGCGCACGCCCGCCGTTCGCAACGAGCAAGCCATCCAGGCCGCGAAGGCGCAAGTCTCCGCGTTGGGGTTCAATCCGGATGATCCGGCGTCGATCGACAATTTCTACAAGAAGGTGATCGGCATCCTCCAGCAGCAAGGGCTCGTCGCCGAGGCGATGGCGGTAGCGAAGGAATACCGCGACGAGAAGACAGGCGCGCAGAAGCTGAGTCTTCAAGAGCGCGAACTCACGCGCAGAGAATCTGCGGACGTCAATCGGGCCGATTATAACGACGCGCGCATCACGTCCCGTGAAGGTATCGAGGCCTCACGCAACGCATCCCGAGAAGAGATCGCCGCGGCGAAGCTCTCGCCCAAGGATGTGAGCAGGGGGCCTTTCAAGACGCTGAACCTGCCTGACCGCGTCATACTCATTGACCGCAACGGCGACGTCGTCCGCACGGAGATGAAAGGCGTTTCACCGCTGCAGGCGGAGAAGGCAGCCAAGTCAGACGAGCACGACGCCTACGCCTACGCCAACATCAAAGCGGACATGCAGCGGCAAATCAACGCCTCTGCCGAACTCTACAATCACCCCGGCCTCCCGAACATCGTTGGCGTCACGGGCGAAGCGGCAGGCAAGGAAGACCGCGGCATCATCGGCTTCGGTGCCAGTGTGCTTGCCGGGGAGAAGGGCCTCGGCGCCGCGGACTTGCACAAGTCAGTGGTCGGCGGCACGCTGCTCACCGGCCTCATCCGGCTCAAAGAAGCGTCGAAGACCGGCGCATCTGGTCTCGGTGCGCTCTCCGAGAAGGAAGGCGACAAAGTGCAATCCGCCGTTGCGACGCTGGGCCGTTTCCAGCCCGTGAAGTCCTTGCGAGCGCACCTGGTCGAGTATATCGACGGCATCATGGCGGGCGGCGCGCGGCTGGACGAAAAAGCCAAGGCGACCGGCGTTGCTGTGATCCCGCTGCAAAGGCCCGCGCTCAAAGGCGCCTCGGGCGCCGCGCCGCAAGTACCGTCGGCTGCGCCGGCCGCTGCCGCCCCCGGAGGCGAAGAGTGGACCCGCGTCAACGGTAAGCTTCAGCGGAAACAATAAATGGCCCGCATCATCACGTTTGAAGGCCGTCAGCACTCGTTCCCCGACGACGCGACCGACGAGGAGATCGCGGCCGCGCTGGAAGGCGCCGCACCCGCCTTGGCCTCGCAAGCCGACGTGCGCAAGGCTGAGCCGCGCCCGACCCCGATGAACGCGCAGAGGGAGAAGGAAGCGCGCTTCGAGGCGGCCCGGCAAATCTACCTGAAGGCCAACGGCGTGCTCCCGAAGGGTAAGCCGCAGGCGCAGGCGATCGAAGATGCTTCCGGCATCCAAGACCCAACGAAGACCCGCGAGAAGGCCGAGGTCGAACACCTTGCAGAGACCGGCGAAGTCACCTACGGCGACAGCGGGCTCTACAACGTCGCGAAGCCGGCCGCCGCGCTCCTTGGTGCCGCCGGCGGCGCGCGGGGCGGTTTCACGGGCGGCGTTGCCGGCGCGACTGGGGCTGAAGCCCTCGTACGGCTGACGGCGCTCGCCTACAACTTGAACAAAGCTGTGCAGTCCGGCGCGATCGACGACGCCCAGGCGCAAAACATTCTCCTGCGGGAGGCGGCGAAGGGGAGCGCCGAAGACTTGGCCTTTAACGCTGGCGTCCCGCTCATTGGCAAACTCGCCATGAAAATCCCCGGCGTGCCTTGGCTCGTGGACCTCGCCAAGACCCAAGCGTTGAAGGCCGGGCAGGCGATGGGGTTGCCTGTTGGCGCCCCCGCGCTGCCAGCCCCATCGGCCAAGGATCTGAAGCTGGCGGATCGGCAAGCGCTCACCGACGATCCAGCGAAGAAACAAGCAATCACCGAGCTCGGGCAGCGCCTGCCGCCGGATCGTGTGATGACCCCCGGCCAGGTGACGGACATGCCCGGCGTGTGGGAGTCGAACGTCCGCCGGGGTCAGCCGCGTCAATTCGACGTGCTCGACAAGGAGATGGAGACCGCGGCCGACAAACTGCTTCGTGAGACGACGACGCCCGCCGGGGTGCCCGAGATCGCGCCGACGGTGGGTGCGGAGATTCAAGCGCTCGCCGACTCCACACAGAAGGCGGTAAAGGCGCGCCTGCGTCCTGCGTTCGACGCTGCAGACCGGCTCGGGGTGGCGGTCGATCTGCGCCCGGTTCGAGTGGCGGTCTCGAAAGCTCTCCTGGCCGACAGCAAAGTGCCGGGGGGTATGCTCGCGCCCGCCGAGCGCGAACAGCTTAATAGTATTTTCGAGGACTTACGCTTGAACTCGAACATCGGTGCCGAGCAAGCGCTTGATTTCATCTCGCGGCGCAAAGAGCAGTTGCGCGCAACGACCGCCGACTGGAAGCCGAGCGCGGCGTATGACAAGCTGATCGGCGATCTCACGAAGGAAGCCGACACGGCGTACGCACGCGCTGCGGGCGGTGCGGGCAAAGGCGACGTCGTGAAAGGCCTCCTCGACGCGCAGCGCGACTATAAAGAGATGATGGGCACGGTCTATGACGACGCCATTAAGGCGGCGCTCAAGAAGAACCCCGAGGACGTGGGGCGTTTCCTGTGGTCGAACGGCAACGTGTCCGAGCCGCAGCAACTGCAACGGTTGCTCTCGATCGCGAAACGCGAGGGCGCGGCGAACGCGCCGCAGGCGGAAGCGCTGACCCGTTCCGTCGCGCGCGGCTTCCTGCAAGAAGCGGTGCCGAACATCGAGGCGGCCGCGAAGTGGTCGCAGACCCTCAAGGAGTCCCCGGCCAAGCGCCGCACCTGGGAAGAACTGACCAGCGCTCCCGCCGGCAAAGAGTTCCGCAACACGATGGAAGTCATCGAGCAGGCCGCGCAGATGGCCCTCAACAAGAACATTGTCATGGGAGGCGGCACTGGGCTCGCGGCGCGGGCGGGCAGCGGCACGATGGGTACAACGTCGAGCAAAGTGCATCCGGGCGTACTCGTCAGCGGGTTAACTTACGTCGCTGGCATGAAGGCCGCAGCGACCGCCTACACGCACGGCGACAAAGGGATGCTCAACACGATCAGCCAGGTGCTGCGCGCCGACATGGCGGGCATCGGGGCCGCGAAGTCGGTGCAGGAAGCCAATGCGCGATTGCAGGCATACATGAAGGCGAACAACATCACAACCGATGAGGCGGAGTAAATGACCCCCGAAGAAGAACAAATGATCCGGGCGATCATGGACCGCGACGACCCTTGGGCGCAGCGGTGGGAGAAAGCTAAGGCCGCGGCAGCCGCGCGGGCGGAGAACCAGCGCCGATTAGGGTTTGAGGCTGACCAACATATGGATCAGTTCTTCGACCTTTTGCTGAAGGGCATCCCGATCCGCACTACGCCCCCGCAGGGGATGCTGTCCCCGCGCTCGCTGCGCGGGGTCATCAACGGCGAGCCGGTCAATAACCCGAACCCGGCCACCATCTACAATAATCGCGGGGCGCCCCGCTCCTGATCGCCCTGGCGGCGGTGTTGCGGTTGGGTGCGGTCGTGCCGAGTCTGCAGGGCCGCCATCAGCCGATGCCAAGACTCGGAGTGCAGCAGCCCGCGAGCGCGCTCCGCACCGTAGTTGCGTAGCGTCGCGATCTCGCCGGACGTGAGCGGGACGAAGTTCATTTTTCAGTGTCTCGAAAGTTAAAGGCCCCTAGTGAGGGGCCCTTTGCTTTTTACGCCGCTTTCTTCAGCTTCGTCGCAGGGAACGCTTGTGCGCGGTATTTGCCGAGGAGCTGGTTCAACTGCCGCCCGAACAACCCGCGTTCCGACTCGGAGAGCTTGATATAGACGAGGGCGAGGTCATGGAAAAGGCCTCCATTGGGTTTCGCGTCCTCGACGTGCACACCCCGGAAGCTCTCGACGATCGACTCGGGAACCTTCACGTCGCCGCTGCCGGCACCGCGGGGTGCGGAAGCTGCGGTTGGCGCCCGGCGTTTCGCAAGAGCCTTGCGAAGCTCCTGAAAGGTCTTGAACCGGGCGACGCGCAGCCCGGCGGCGAACGCGGCGCGGACCCAGGAGACGTAAGTCCGCACGGTGTCAGGGACGCTGTCGGCGGTGCTTCCGGCGACGGGCCGCCCCGGTTTCTGGTTCCAGCCGTTCGCCTCATACGCGGCCTGGACGGCGACGTTGAAGTCCTCGACTTTGGTAATGCCCGCAGCCTTCACGATGGTAAGGACAGCGGAGGCGGTCGACTCGGTGCGCTTCTCATCTCCTGCGAGGGCGGTGAATACACGGGCCAGCTTGGTTTCGATGTTCATGGTTTTCTCTCTGTGGTTGGGTTAAAACAGAGAGGTATTCGATCAGAAGCGCGGCGCCGGGGCTAGTCACGGTTTCCGTGATTCGCTTGTAGTGGAAACAACTACCGTGTCGCGCATAGTGTTAAGCCCCGCGCCGGCCCGGATTCGGGTAGTTGTTCTCTTGTTTGCCGCCCATACCTTTAGTAACGGTATAACGATAGTGTTCAGGGCACTATTGTTCATTCCCACCATCGCCCACGCGGGCGCGCTGAAGCGTTGATCGCGGCGTACACCGCCTGCACCGTCCCCCGGTCTAGCTGCTTCGCCTTCTCCGAAAGCTGATCGTAGGGGACCATCAGTTCCTCGCCGTCCTCCAGCTTTCGCGTGGTGACGCCCTGCGCACGCTTGGACTCCATCCAGGCTTGGTGAACCTTCGCTGATACCTCTTCGATGTCAGGCAGCATTTTTTTACCTCACTATTTCGTAGGAAGCCCACGGCAACTTTCCGGACCGCACGTATTCCCTGATGGCATCAAACTCCGAAACCGGGTCATGCTTCGCGTGCCGGTACTGCTGACAAAGCTCGTAGAAATCGCGCCCGTCTACACTCGGTATGGATTGCTCGACGGTCCAGCCGGATTCCTGAAGCCCGCGAATAACGCGCTCGACGTGCGGATCACAACCGCAGCTCGGCCATGCGCAATCGCTAGGCACTACGCCAGAAGGATCGGCCTTGCAACGCCATCCTTTCAACAGAGCTTCCGTGGGGACGCAGACGGCACGCGCGTTCCAGTTTGCGGCGGCAGCGGCCTCGAAGTCCTCCGAGGCGCCCCTATCGCCCTTCGACGTGCCGCAGGACGTGCATTCGGCCAGCATCACGCCACCGCACCAACGGAACGCAGCAGCGCCTCCGCAAAACGGGCAAGGCTTAAGATCCATGCTTATCTCCATCGCGTTGTTTGCGCCCGGCTTTGAAACCAGCCTCGTAGGCATCGCGCATGTCGCGCCTGGAGTGGGCTACGGCGCTGACGATCGCGCGATCATCCGGGTAGCGCCGCCCATACCATTTGTAGAAACGCTCGTGGATTCTTTCCGCAAGCGTTGGTCGTGCGATCTTGCCAATGCCGAAGGCCATGTTCACGCGTCTCCGTGGTGTATGTCGTGGGACGAAGTCGGCGTGAATCGCTTTGGGTGATGGATAAGCGTCGGCCACTCGTCCTCTTCGTACCGCTTGAAGCCCAGGAAGTCGCCTTCGTGCTTGTCGAGGTACGGGGTGATCCAGTCCACGAACAGGTCGATCTCGCCGCTGTAGTTCTTCACGTTCGACCGGATGCAGAGGTAATGCGCCCCGGCGATGTCATCGAAACGCAGGGTGCTGTGCGTGTCGGCATCGAAGTAGTAGCTATCGCAGCGGAGCATGAAGCGCCAGCGGGTATCGCCAAACAGCGGATGCTCTGGCATTTTCTCCGGCTCGCCAGCGCCTTCATCACCAAGCATGAAGTGCAGCACCGCCAGAACATCAGCCGGGGTGTCCTTGCGAAGCTCGGCGTTGAAGTGAATCTCAGTGTACATGCCCATTTATTTTTCTCCTTCGTGCGATACGTATTCGCGCTGTTTCTTGTGCAGCGTGCAGCCCTTGTAGCCGTGCTGCCAGTTGCAATTCTTCGTCGGGCAATAGTGGCCTACCGCGTCACGCCGACGCCGAGCTCCACAGTAAACGCAGCGCGTTGGACAATTGCATGTTGGCTCAATCCGTTTTAGGACTTCCATCGCAACACGACGCGTTCCGTAGAGGCTCATGGCGCTTTGCCCGAGC